AAATGATAGTACTTTAGGATTTGATTCTATAGGAACTGATATTAGGGATAACGGTATACATCCTAACTTTTTAATAAAAAAAAGAACAACACCTTCTAATGAAAAGGTATACCCAATTTTACATAAAGTAGAATCAGTTGAACAGCTAAATAATATTAAATCCAATCTATTATCGGATGAATATTTACAAGAATATATCTTTAACCCTTCAGAATTATTAGACAACAGACTAAAACATTACAGAAGTGTTGACTTAATATGTGGTGGTAATTTAGATGTTGTTAATTTATGGTGTGTTGAAAATTCTAATTCTTTTGAATTAGAAGCAGATTGTGATTACACAGATAACAATATAGTTCAGTGGTGGGATAGACCTAAGTATTTACCAAAAATGACCAATTTTGGAGAAACACAACCCAAATTGTCTGCAGACGCTACAACAAGAGTATTAAATACTTCAAATCAACTTCAATTAGCTAGTTCATTAAATATAGGAGATACTGTAACTTCTCTTATAATCCCTGGTTTGCCTTTAGATGAGGCTAGTTATGATTTATCAAAGTGGTCTTCTTCTTTTAGTGATGTAATTTCAAATTCTAGTGTTTCCTCATCTGCTCTACAAAATAAAACACAAATAACAGATTATATTGGAGCAATAGTCAATTTTGAAACAACAGATGGACATAAATTTTCAGATGTTGACCAAGCTATGGTATTGGTAAAAAACAAACCATTCCCTATATCTGGTAGTTTCCCTACAGCTAGTATAGATGATCAAGTAAACTTTACAACATTTGGTTACTTAAAAGAAAATGATGTTGTTTTATTATATAATTCTATAACCCAACAACTAGAAGAAAAAGTAATTGCAGATTTTTATTATACTATAGATAGAATGAATGCTTATGTTCTTGACTTTGAACAACTAGATTTATTTTTAACTATGGAAGAAGGAGTTGATAATCCGACTTATGGTATTGTAACTCACAATTATTCTTATAGTTGTCGAACACGTATTGCCAACTACCCTTGGAAAATTTGTGGTTATGCTTGTGCCGGTGGTTGGTGGGGATGTTATTGGAGTACTTGGTTTTGTACAAGATGTAATGGTGGAGGCTTATATGGTAGTAACTGTAACTATGGTGGGGTGTGGTGTCGATCAACATGGTGGGGTTTTTATGGAGGGTGGACATGTGCCCCTTGGGTCTCAAACGGAGGTATGTGTAATTGGCAGAAATCTGATGTATCTTATAAAGAAAATATTAAACCAATAGGAATAACACCAGAAGGAATACCCTATTACCAATATAATTACAATAATAACAAAACAGTTTATGAAGGTATTATTGCTCAAGATTTAATAGGAACTAAATTTGAAAAAGCATTGAAGAGAAACATTGATGGGTTATTAATGGTTAATTATGATATGTTAGATATAAAAATGAAAACAATAAACTAAAATGGCAACAGAAGTAAATAAAAATAGGAGGTTTTTAAATAGAAAACAACTATTTAGAAGAAAATTAAAAGTTACTGATGATACTCTTAAGCAAAATTTAGCTATAAAAGTAAATAACATTATAACTGCGATCAAAAATAAACATTTATAATAAATAAAAAGTTATGGATTTGGGAATTAAAAAAATTATTAGTGGATTAGTAAAAGACCCCACTAAAATAGTTACTATTGCTGATGCCTGGATTACTGCTGCTAATCCAACTAAAGAACAAAAAGAACTAGCAGAAGCAAGATGGAACGTATGTTTTCAATGTGATGAATTCAGAGCAAAAAGAGAATTAACTGGTGAACCTTATTGTAACAGTTGTGGTTGTCCTTTAAAGAAAAAAATATTTTCTAGAATACACAATGAGTGTCCTTTAAAAAAATGGAAGGAAGTTGATGATTTATTATATCCTCCTACCAATAAATCAACTAAATCTATTATTTAAGGATAAAATAAAATGTTATGTTAGTAGATAAAAAATTTATATTCATTAGTTTACCTCGTTGTGCTTCCACTTCCTTTATGATTACGTGTATTAAAAATAATGTCTCTTTAAATCACTTCCAGCCTTTTCTTGATGATCAAATAAATAATATCGATGGTTGGGAAAGTATGAATAATGAAGAATTAGCAGATTCTTTAAATCATGGTCATGAATCTATTTATAATTTAGTTAAAAAGTTTGGAGATGAATATCCTATAATATCAATAAAACGAAATGAGTATGAACGTTTTATTTCATTATGGAAACATATAATAGATGAAACACATAGGATAGGACAAACAGATATTGCTAATATGTTTTCTAAACTAACAGCAGATGACTTATTAGACTTTAACCCAAATAACCTTATTGATAATGCCATTAATTCCCATGTTCATTCTTTCTTTGAAAAATATGATATACCTAAAGAAGCCTTTTACATTTTTAACATGATGCGAATAATGTTTCATCCACTTTCTTATTGGACTAATAATGATCCACGTATAATTTGGTTTGATATATCTGAATTAAATAGACTAGAAGATTGGGTATCTAATAAGATTCAAAAACCATTTAAGTTAGAAAAAATTAATTCTAGTCAACACTTTGAATGTGGGTTAAAATTAGATGATAATTTTGTAAAAAAATACGATGCTATATATAAAATATTTGAAAAACCAAAATTACAAAAAACATTAATATAATGTTTGTTACAATAATAGCAGAACCTAGAAGTGGTTCAACAAATTTAACAAATTGGTTTTATTTTAATAGCTCGTTTACCACACTTTTTGAACCAATGAACCCAATAACCAAGTGGTACCAGAACGGAATTGATCCAAAACAATACAGATATAAAACTGAACATATATGTGTTAAGGAGGTTTATTATCCTCACAAAAATTATAAATCTTTAATAGAAGCCTCTGATAAGATTATTATACTATATAGAGAAGAATATAACCTTCAGCTTGAATCTTTTTTAAATGCTATAGTAACAAACAATTGGGATAAACCATATGTGTATAGAATAAAAAATAGTAAATTAATAGAAGAAAAAACAACTTATTTCTCTGTATTGAAGGAGGAATTTAAAAGAAAATATATTGATTCTGATTATTTTAAAATATCATATGAGGAACTTTACTACAATAATAATTTTCAAAAAATAGTTGATTATTTAAATATGGATTGTGTTACAAATGAAAATTTCCCCTACGGTACTAAGTATAGAATAACACTCCCAGAAACAAGAAATCTTATCTAATGGATAATATATTACAAGTAAGGTTATTGAAACATAATTTTAAATCCTTTCCTGCTAAGGATCATTATAAATTAGAATATGTTGATTTAAATAATTACAATACCTATATTAATGAATTAAAAACAGTAATAGAATTATTACATGAACAATTAGAGTGGGACGGTATTCCAACATTAGAAAAATGTATTGATCGATTCAAATCAAATTCATCATGTTTACTATTTTATTATAATAATAATTGTATAGGATGGAATTGGATAAATAAATCAGTAGCCTTTAATTGGATAGACATAACTACACAACTCCAACCAAATGAATTATATGCTGGTGGTTGCTTTGTATCTAAAAAAATAAAAAGACCAGCTGATGCCGGTTTATATGATTATAATATGTTTTTTAATTATTGTTTAAATAACATTGACGGTATTGATACAATATACGGTTATTGTGATATTTGGAATAAAGCAGCAATACGAGTAAATTACATGTGTGGTTGGGAAAATTTTAATTGGATAAAATAAATTTGGTGGTCTTCATTCTCTTGTATATATTTATATCAAACAAATAAAATTTATTATGACATTATTAGTAATCTTAATCATCGTTGCCGTAGCAGTATTCGTTGCTGTAAAAACTGGTAAAGTAAAAGATGAAAACAACAACAACATTCCTGACGCTATTGAAAAACCACTCGAAGAAGTTAAAGAAGTAGTTAAAGCAACTGTTGCAAAAGTAAAGGCTCCTAAAGCGCCTAAAGTAGAAAAACCTGTAGTTAAAACAAGTGCAAAAAAATCACCTAAAAAATAGTTATGAGTTTAAAATTAACAGCTGAAGAATTACAACAAATTAAAGATTTACAATCTAAGTATAATCAAGCAATATTTGAAATAGGTGCGTCTGAAGCACAGTTAATTGCATTTCAACAAGGTATTGAAAAACTACAACAAGCGAAAAAAGATTTAGTATCCAATCTTACAACAATTGAACAGAAAGAATCGGAACTAGTCAAATCATTACAAGAAAAATACGGACAAGGTAATATTAACCCAGAAACGGGAGAAATTATACCAGTCCAATAGTAACCTGCGGTTTATAGTTGTTTTTGGATATTTATTATTAGGTCAATCCTATTAAATTTTCAAAAACAATTATAAAAAATGGGCGAAAAAATTTTATCTCCTGGCGTATTCCAAAATGAATCTGACCAATCGTTAGTTCAAAGAGGTATCCAAGGTACAGCAACTGCTATCGTTGGTCCAACTGTGTTGGGTCAACCATTAGTTCCTACCTATGTTACTTCATACAGTGAATTCGTACAAAAATTCGGAGAAACATTCAAAAGTGGTAGTTATTACTACGAATATTTAACATCATTAGCTGCCAAGGATTTCTTCCAAAACGGCGGCCAAACATTATTAGTTACTAGAATTATTAGTGGATCAGCAAATGTTAGTACTTATGCTTCTTCAAGCGTAGCTTCTATTGCTACTTTAACTAGTGGCACAGCAGCAACAGCAAATTTAAATCTAACTAATGCCGCTGCTGCTCAGCATTCTGCTTCTATTAACGGAACTTATACATTAAGTTTAACTGGATCGTCTGCACAAGATGTTTACAATAATCTTACATCATCTGTTGCTTATAGTGCTATTTCTAGCAGCGTTGTTTCTGCTTCATTTACAAATCCAAACGTAGTATTTACTGCTATTCCTAAAGGAACAGTAGGTAATAACTACTATGTTGTTTCAGGAAGTACTACAACTATGTTTACTGGTGGTGTTGATGTAGAATCATTCACCCTCGAAACTATAACTTGGGGCAATATAATGAACAACTCAGGTAGCATGTCAGCCGGTGCTTTAACAAGTGGTAGTGCAATTAATGTTCGTTGGGAAGTTACAAGTGTAAACACAGGAAGCGGTACATTTAACTTAGCAATTCGTCAAGGTAATGATAATACTGCTCAGCCTAATTATATCGAAACATGGCCTAACTTATCATTAGACCCAGCTTTACCTAACTTTATTTCTCGTGTAATTGGTGACATTAAACCAGTTTATAGACTAGATAGTGATGGTTCTCCATTTATTGATTATACTGGTTCTTATACCAATGCTTCTCAATATGTTCGCGTTAAATCAATAGTTACTCCAAACGTAGATTCAATTGATAATAATGGATTCTTTAAAACTGGATCTTATAGTGGTAGTTTACCAATAGTAGGTAGTGGTTCGAGAGGTGGAGCGTTTGGTGGTGGTGCTACTGCAACCTCTGCAGTTCAATTTATGAACGAAGCAATTACAACCGGAAATATTCAAGGATTTGCTCCTGCTGATTATGTTACTGCATTCAATCTATTATCAAATAAGGATGAATACCAGTTTAACGTATTATTAGCACCAGGTATTACTTTAAATAATAGTGCCGTAGCAACAATGATCGCTACTTGTGAAGATAGAGGTGATGCTATTGCAATTGTAGATACTATGACATATGGTTCAACTGTATCAGGTGCTACAGTTGCTGCTGCGGGTCAATCAAGTAACTATGCTGCAACATATTGGCCTTGGATTCAATTATACTCAAGCGGATTAGGCAAAGCAGTATGGGCTCCAGCTTCAACTGTAATGGGTGGTGTTTTAGCATTCAATGACCAAGTAGGCGCTGAATGGTTTGCCCCAGCAGGTTTAAACCGTGGTGGTGTTCCTTCAGTATTAAAAGCTGAAAGAAAATTATCTCAAAATGACCGCGATAACTTATACAACGGCAACGTTAACCCATTAGCTACATTCCCTGGAGAAGGTGTTGTAGTATTTGGTCAAAAGACATTACAACGTAAAGCAACAGCTTTAGACAGAGTAAATGTTCGTCGTTTATTGATTGCATTAAAAGACTTCATCGGTCAAGTAGGCAAAAACTTAGTATTCGAACAAAATACAAACGTAACTCGCAATAGATTCTTAGCTCAAGTTAATCCTTACTTAGAATCAGTAGTACAAAGACAAGGTTTATTTGCTTACAAAGTTGTAATGGATGATACAAATAATACAGCTGATGTAATTGATAGAAATCAATTAGTAGGTCAGATTTACATCCAACCAACAAAAACAGCTGAATTTATTATATTAAACTTCAACGTATTACCAACAGGCGCTACATTCCCAGCATAGGGAATGTAGTTGCTTAATATTTATTAATAGCAATTAAACACAACATAAAATGGCAGTATTAGATACTAACGAAATAATGTTTACCGCGTTTGAACCTAAAGTTCAGAACCGTTTTATTATGTACATCGATGGTATTCCATCATACTTAATCAAAAAGGCATCTGCACCTGGATTCGAAGCTGGTGAAATTATTTTAGATCATATTAACGTTTACCGTAAAGTAAAAGGTAAAGTTAGATGGAATGACATGACTTTAGAATTATACGATCCTATAACTCCATCTGGCGCTCAAGCTGTAATGGAATGGGCTCGTTTAGCACACGAATCAGTAACTGGTCGTGATGGTTATTCTGACTTCTACAAGAAAGACTTAACTTTAGACATTCTAGGTCCAGTAGGTGACGTAGTAGGTGAATGGATCGTTAAAGGTGCTTACGTTAAAACAGCTACTTTTGGTGATTACGATTGGGCTAGTGATGCCGCAATTAGTTTATCAGTTACAGTAGCTATGGATTATTGCGTATTGAATTTCTAAAAAATTACAATATTTCTTTTCTAAGGACGTTTGCTTTGGCAAACGTCTTTTTTTTTCGTATATTTATATATATAAAATATATAAAATAAGTTTATGGCTGAATTAAAAATTCCAACAGAGACAATCTCTCTACCATCAAAAGGTTTATTGTATCCCGAAACATCTCCATTGTCTAAGGGGCAAATTGAAATGAAGTATATGACAGCTAAGGAAGAAGATATCCTTACTAACAATAACTTTATTCGTCAAGGTACAGTAATTGATAAATTATTACAAGCATTAATCGTAACTCCTATTGAGTATAACGAATTATTAGTTGGTGATAAAAATGCAATATTAGTTGCTGCTCGTGTTTTAGGTTATGGTAAAGATTATACATTTAAGTATGTAAATCAAAGAAATCAAGAAGTAGAAACAACCGTAGATTTATCATTACTAGAAGATAAACAAATGGATGAATCGTTATTTAAACGTGGTATTAATGAATTTACATTTATTCTACCACACTCAGGTAATAACATTACATTTAAGTTATTAACGCACGGTGATGAACAAAAAATTGATGCTGAAATTAAAGGTTTACAAAAAGTAAACCCAAATTCATCTACTGACGTTACAACACGCCTAAAGTATATTATCACATCAGTTGAAGGTAAGCGTGAAGCTAAAGATGTTCGTGAATTTGTTGATAATTACTTAATAGCTAAAGACGCAAGAGCATTACGCGAATATTATTCTAAAATATCCCCAGATATTGATTTAACATTCAAACCTAAGGATGAAAGTTATACAGGGGAGGGTATAACAATACCAGTATCAATTAACTTTTTTTGGCCTGACTCCGGAGTATAGATTATATCTATTTTCCCAAATCCATGATATAGTATTTAATAGCCAAGGTGGTTATGATTGGGATACTATATATAACATGCCCGTTTGGCTTCGTTTGTTCACATTTAATAAACTAAAAGATTATTATGATAAGCAAAAAGATGAAATGGACAAACAACAAAACATGCTAAAAAATAAATCAGGAAAGAGCGATGTAGTACGACCAAACATAGCTCCAACACCAACATACACTGCGAAGGCGCCTAAAAAATAGGCGCTTTCAATATTTATACGACGTAACATTGAATTATGCCACCACTAACCCCTGAACAAGCTCAAAAGCTAGCTGAGCAACAAAAAATAATTAATGATGAGTTAATTAGAACTCAATCATTAACTGAAGAGATATTTGAGGGAAATAGTCAAGTAACTAATGAATTAAAAAAAAGCATAGCCCAAGCTAATAAACTAAATGTTTCGTTTGGTATAGGTAAAGATATTTCTAAACAAGTAAGTGAAGAAAGATTAAAAAATGCAACTAAAATACAAAAGATTGATAATGACATTGCTGTAAAACAAGCAATATTATCAAAGACTAAAAGTACAAATCAGGCAAAACAATTAGCCTTAGAAATTCAAGATCTTAAAACTCAACAACGCATCACAGAACAAATAGATGCTCAATTGAGGAATATGGAATCCTTTATAGAAGCAGAAAAAAGAGCATTAGAATTAGAAAAAGAACGAAATAGTGTATCCGGATTTGCAAAAGAAAAATTTAAAGATTTATCCAAATCTTTTAAAGAAATGTTTTCTGTAGCAGGTATATTTAAGATAATAATAGATTCTGCTTTTCGCTTTAATAAAATATCAACAGAAATTGGTAAGAATCTAGGGTATAGTGCAGAAAAAGCAGATGCAGTAGCTACTAAATTCGTTGACATAGCTCAAAATTCTTCTAACATTAATGTTACTCTAGCTAATCTTGGAGAAGCAATGAATGACCTGAATGAATCTACAGGATTTGTAGCCAATTATTCAGCTGATGCTTTAGAGACACAAGTAATGTTAACTAAACAGTTTGGTTTAACAGGTAAGGAGGCAGCAGGTATCTATGAATTATCAGTATTAACAGGCAAATCATCATCTCAGGTTAATGATAATATGGTTGGGGCTTTTGTTAATACGAGAAACCAACTTAGAGCAGGAGTTCCATTTAAAGCAGTAATGGCTGAAGCTGCTAAAGTATCAGGTCAATTAGCCGCCAATTTAGGTAATAATCCATCACAAATTGTAAAAGCAGTAACACAAGCAAAAGCATTAGGTACTACTTTAGAGCAAGTAAAAAATCAAGGTGAAGCTCTTTTAAATTTTGAAACATCACTTGAGAACGAATTAAAAGCAGAATTATTAACGGGCAAACAATTAAATTTAGAAAGAGCTAGAGCAGCCGCTTTAACGGGTGATCAAGTTGCATTAGCTGAAGAATTAAATAAGAATGTAGGTTCATTGGAAGAATTCCAAGGAATGAATGTACTGCAACAAAAAGCATTAGCTGAAGCTGTAGGCTTAACAGCAGATGAATTAGCAGATCAATTAAGAAAACAAAAATTAGCCCAAGAATCAGGCAAATCTTTAGCCCAAATTACTAAAGAAGAAGCACTTGAAGCAGAAAAAAGACAAGCAGTACAAGACAAATTCAATCAGGCTGTTTTAAAATTACAAGATTTCTTTGGTAATCTAGTAGCAGGACCTGTTGGCCAATTGTTAGAAATGTTATCTCAAGCTTTAAATTTAATTAATTATATACTAACTCCTATACAATTACTTTTTGATTTTGCTAAGCTTATTGGTGAGGCGTTTGGTGGGCTTTTAGACAATTTGGGAGTTATAGGAACCTTACTAAAGGGAATAGCAAGTTTAGCAATTATATACGCTGCATATTCTGCTTATGCTTCATTATCAATGATACCTATAGTAGGACCTGTACTAGGTGGAATAGCAGCTGCCGCTATCGCTTCTGCTGGTTTTGCTATGTTAAACTCTAAAAAAGGCGATGACGTAATGTCTGAAGGTGGTTATGGTAAACGCACATTATTAGCACCAGAAGGTGCTATTAAACTAAACGATAAAGATACTGTAATTGCTGGTACTGATTTAGGTGGTGGAAGTGGAGTGGGTGGAGCAGATAAAGATAAAGGTTCATTAAGTGGGAGTTCTATAGATATCACACCAATGGTTACTGCTATTAATGAAGTTAAAGCAGCCATTAAAGAATTAATGAATCGCCCCGTAGTAATCAATATGGACAGTAAGCAAGTTGGTTCTAGCCTAGTCCAGAACGCCTCATATAAATCTGCATAATTTTAAATATTTATACGAAACATTAAATAAAATAAACCATGAGTTTACGTAACAAATTAGCTACTGACGGAACATTAAGTATGAAAGGTGTAAAACCTGCAAACTTTGGTGTTAACCCAGTACCACCAAATTCATTACACAGATTATACTCAGTTGATGGAAATCCTGATGTAACTTGGAGATTAATCAATAAAAATCTTCCAATGAAACCTCAACCATCTAAATTGGATGAATTGGATACTCAAGCTCCAAATCTTCAAAGAGTTGGTGTGGTATCACAAGTATACAAATCAAGCACAGGCCGTAGATACAAAGATTTAGGACCTAAAGACGGACGTTACTAGTATGCCCTTAATTGATCTAAAAACCAACTTAAAATCACTTAAGTACGGAAAAGATCGTCCTGGTGGTGATGACAGCAATCAGCCTTATATTACAAATGATATCAACGATCCTACAAATGTATTAGGATTTGATGATGGATTAGTTAGAGGAGGAGCAGTAGGAGCCGTAAGATCATCAGTGATTGATACTCTTCGTATTGGTAAATTCTTAACAGATGTACCAAAAGGCCCTCTATTCATTGCTAAACAAGTAGGTTTACAATTATCAAATCCAAAACTAGAATCCCTAGTAAATAAAACTGGTATTGGTCTTATAAATAGACTATCATTAGCCCTTGATAAAAGAAGTATTGGTCCAACTCGTATCTATAACTTAGGTATTAATACACTCGCTCAAGTTCCAGTAAATGCGTTTGGTATTCATTTTAATAGACATGGTCTATTACCTGTTCAAGATGACAGTACTAAATACTTATCTGTAGTTCAAAGTAACAATCAGAATACAGGAACTACTAATGCCAATCTTCCTCAATTCAGCCCAAACAGACTAATAAGGTATGCAGAAAAATTATTGCCTGTAAATCCACCAATAATAAAGAAAAGAAGATGGATTAAGCAGTTATTATCATTAATACCAGGAGCTTCTTTATTCCTTAAGCCACAACAACTGATGATTGATCAATATATAGGTGGTCCTGGGTCTGTTTATGGTGTTGGCAAAACATTTATTAAACGTTACGATTATACATCCAATGGTATTAACAATCAACAACAACAAAATAGCTCAACAGTAGGAGGCAATCCAGGAAACATAAACTATCTAGGTTTGTTAGGAGTATCAAATAGATACTTCCAACCATCTGCTACTAGTATACAAGCTGCTGCACAAAATGCTATACAAAATTCATCTTTCACAGCAATAACTCCCCAGGGTCAGTTTGCAATATTAGGATCAATACTTGGATCAGCTATAAAGTCCCAATCAGATGAAATAAATAAGTATAATCATATAGATTCATTTAACCCTACATCAGCACCACCACAGATTAACCAAACAGCTGTTGCGTATAAAAATAATACTTTTGCTGGTAGAACATATGAAGAAGTAAAAAACCAAATAAATAAAAATAAACAAGCACCACAAACAAATTCTACAGTAGGAGGTAATCCAGGTAATGTACAATATTTAGGTGATTTAGGAGTATCTAAAGATTATTTCCCTACTACAAGTGCTTCAATAAATAATATAACTAATAACGGTAAAACAATAATCCTACCATCAGTTATTACTTATACTTCTGCTAACGCTGTTGGAAAATATGCCGAGTTACAAAAACAAATTGCTACAGGATCTATACTTAAAAATGTTAATAGTGTAGGAATTTATAATAATGCTAGACTTGGTTCTACAGTTCTTAATACAAGTGGTTTTTTTGATACTACACAATTAATAGATCCTAATGGTAGTGGTAGTATTCAATATAAAAATAGCTATAATGAGAGAGTTAGAATAAAAGGATATAAATCTTGGGATGAAGTTTCTCGTGAAACTAGAGTTGGTAGTAGTAGAAAAGACGCAATTAATTTAACCCCAATATTTAGTAAATCAGGAAGTCCATCTACAGATAGAGTTCAAATAGGTAAGAATTCATACTTAATAAGAGATTTAGTCAAATTTAGAATAGAAGCAATAGATGGTTCTACCCCCAGTAAGTCAGATTTCATGATATTTAGAGCTTATTTAACCCAATTTTCAGATAGCGTAGATGCTACTTGGAATAGCGTTAAATATGCTGGTAGAGGTGAGGATTTTTATATATATGGTGGGTTTGGAAGAAAAATTTCAATTAATTTTAAAGTAGCAGCCTTATCCGTAGATGAAATGCAACCAATGTATAGTAAATTAAATTACTTAATGGGTAATTTAATGCCTGATTATAGTGGCGTTTTAATGAGAGGGCCTTTAGTAAAAATGACTGTTGGTAATTGGTTGGATGGCCAACCAGGAATCTTAAATTCATTATCATATAATGTTCCTCAAGAGTCACCTTGGGAAATATCATTAGGGGAAGATATAGTAGGAGTAACACCAAGAGCAGGTACAGCAGGTATTTTAATTGGTGGTGTTGATACTTTAATTTTACCTCATGTAGTAGAAGTAAACATGACATTTACTCCTATTGGTTCACAAACTAAAGGTGTTAATAAAATATCTAAAAAAGATGAAGAAACATCTCATCTTGCTCAAAACATAAATGCAAATGAGATTCAATATATAACAGGCAGCATACAAGCAGGGATATCAATTTAAAAATATATAATGAATCGCTACGAAAACTCAGACATATTAACAACAGCAAATACAAATCGCCCATATTACAAAGGTAAATTTTACCCAAATATTCCTTTGTCAGAGTCTGATGTATATGTTATCACTACAGTTGGAGATAGACTTGATAATCTAGCTTTTTCTTATTATGGTGATGCTACCTTATGGTGGGTGATTGCTGCTGCAAATAATAATGCAACAAAAGGAGCATTATACCCAGAACCAGGTACACAATTAAGAATACCAACAGATATAAATAATGTTTTAAATTTATACGATCAATTTAACCAAACTAGATAAATGTTATGTCAATATTTAAAGATTCATTTAAACCTGGAGTTCAGAAACAGCTAGAAAAACGCCAAGATGTTCTTGGTGATACTTCTCGTTCACCTGTTATGATTCAATATTTTAATTCACGTAACTCGTGGATTAGAATGTCTTCTTCTGTTGATGTAAAGGGTGATGGTGGGGCTTTAGCTAGTAAATACATTTTACAAGGAGGAACCTTAACAAATGCTGGTTTTATACCAACAGGCCCTTTAGCTGGTACTCCTTTACTTGCACTAAAATCAGGAGTAGGAAATAGCAATCGTCAAGCATATTCTACCACAACACCAGGAGGCAAACTTAATAGATTAGGCATTAGACCTATGCCGGGTATAACATCACTAGATGTTAAATCAAAATCAGCATATGGTTCATTAAGAGAAGCAAATGTGAGTTTCCAATGTTGGGATATTAGCCAACTAGAAGAATTAGAACAGTTATATATGCGCCCCGGATATTCTGTATTAGTAGAATGGGGATGGGCTCCTTACTTAGATAATAGTGGAAATTTACAATCTACCGTTCCATTACCTAATTATCTCTTTCAGAAAAAACCTAAAGAACAAATTTGGAAAGAAATTTATGATAGGTCTGCTAAAGATGGAAACTACGATGCTGTATATGGGTTTGTAAAAAATTATAGCTGGAAAGCTCGTAGTGATGGAGGTTATGATTGTAGTGTTTCTATTATAACAATGGGTGAAGTATTAGAATCATTAAAAATTAATTATGGTGCTTATGATGTATCGACACTAAAAACAAATGGATTATTCCCTTTAGTAGGTGCACCTTCCGGATCGTTTGGTTTTAATACAGATATAATTTCCATTAACACCAGTGTTGGTGCTGCCTTAAGTGGAGTAAGGGTTGTTGCTGCTACTAATACTGCTGCTATCGTAAGAGATGATATAGCTGCTGCTTACGCCCAAAATATAGTTGCTGGTATATGTGCTGAATTATATTATAAAGTTAGTGATAATGCTACTGTAAAATCAAAGGATGTTGCTGCTCATAAAATTGTAGATGCAAATAATGGAGGTTATGAATATTTCTTTTTAAAATATAAAGTTGAAATGACTTCATCTGGTCCTACTATTACTGATGGATCAACCCAAATATACATTAGATTAGAAGATTTTATTGCAGTATTAAATCGTTATGTTTTATTAAGTGATAAAAAACATAAAACCCCACTAGCTGGACTATCAGTACGTGAAAGAGAAACAAAAATTCCTTTATTATGTCTAGGTAATATCCATCAAATATCAACTAACCCCCACGTATGTCTAATTAAAAATGATGCATACTTAGACCCAGATACAAAGCTTGGGGTTGTAGGCCTTAATGTTACTGCAGTTAAAACATACCTTAATGAAATTAATTCAGTATTTACCTATTTAAACCCATCAACTGAATTTGGAGAGATAGGAAATGTATTTGTAAATTTAGATTATCTTTATGGTTTAGCATTAAGTGATACTTTAGCAGAAAAAGATAAAAAAGAAAAAAATGATATAATATTATTTGATTATATCAAATCAATGATGAATGGTATTAATACTGCTATAGGAAACGTATCTAACTTTGATATATTCATTGATCCCGTAGATTCTGTAGGTAGAATTATAGATGTAAATTACGTTGATACTACTAGTAGACTTACAGCACATGCTAATGCATTTGAAATACAAGTACACAACTTAAAATCAACAGTAAGAGACTATAGTCTAGAATCACAAATATTTCCAGAACAATCAACTATGGTTGCTATTGGAGCTCAAACAAAAGGAGGTGCTCTAGGAACAAACACTAGTACACTAATAGATTATAATAAAGGTTTAGTTGATAGAGTTATACCTCAAAAAGAAGCACCAACCACTGATAGTACTGCTAGTGATACTGATAGATTACTTGAATTACAAAAAAGCTGGGCTATTATTGCTGATCTCTTTATTCAATTAATCCCAGATTGGTTTTCTGCTGGTGATTATGATGTGGAAGAATCATCAAAATATTCTAATGCTTTAAAAGATATTATTAATTATTTTACTTCTATTGGAGCATCAAATACTAAAAACAGAGCTATTATCCCTACTAAATTATCTCTTACTATGGATGGTATTGGTGGTATGGTAATAGGAAATATGTTTAAAATAAACGATGATATCCTCCCATCTGGTTATAAAGTAACAACTACTCCTAAGAATCTTGGTGCAAAAATAGGATATGTTGTCACTGGATTGGGACATAAAGTTAGTAATAATGATTGGACTACTCAAGTTGACGCTCAGTTTGTTGTTTTAGATGAACCTACAGGAACAGTAGGTTTTCCATCAGTTCAAGCTATTAATAGAAGTGTTACTGCTGTTTCTGGAAGTATAGTTGACGATTGTGCTTCAAAGCTTAAACCAACAGCAATGACTACTCTTAAATTATTCTCTGCAGCTAACCCAGATGATGATGCAATTTATAAAGAAATTCTTACAGGAATAGGAGCCCCACATTCAGACCGAAATATGTTATTTTTCTATGCTTGGAGAAATGCAGAAGCTGGTGTTGCTGCTTGGAATCCATTTAATACA